TGGAAATGCCGTTCGGGGTGTTCCTTGAAGTTCGACACTTGCTTGAAAACGTAGACATTGTTTTTGGAGTGCGTGAGCGTGTGAATTACGGCAATCCGATACCGTTGTACGACTATCAGAAACAGGCCGTGGATGCAGTCGTGCGCAAGCGGTACGGGATATTACAGGCCCCGGCAGGATGCGGCAAGGGATTGCCTCTTTGCGCGAAGATATACACCCCAGATGGCTTTACGCGAAATGGTGATTTGAAGATAGGCGATAAGGTATTGGATGCCTACGGCGGTATCTGTTGGGTGACAGGAATCTATGACCGAGGCAAACAGAATTGCTTCAAGATCACATTCACAGATGATACGTCTGTGATATGCGACAAGGATCATCTGTGGCAAGTGCGTAATGTGCGTAACGGTACAGGGTGGCAGGTATTGAACACAGAAACGCTTTACAAGAAAGGCGTTACGACTTCAAACGGTAATCGGTTGTGGGAAATACCTATTACGCAACCTGTTGCTTTCAAAGAACGCAAAGTGACCATTGACCCGTGGCTGTTGGGAGTATTGCTTGGGGATGGAACCTTCTGTGATAGGGAAGTAAGCATTTCCAATACGGAGCAAGATATTATTGAACGTGTTCGTCAAGTTACCAATTCGCCTGTCTATTTTAGGAAGGACAGGGTAAGCATGATAATCACGGACAAAGGTAGTTTGCATTACCGTTTATTGGACTATGGCTTGCAAGGGCTTCACAGTTGGGAGAAGTTCATTCCAAAGGATTATATCTACAATTCAGTAGATGTACGGTTGAATGTGTTACGTGGGTTAGTCGATACGGACGGCAGTGTGGACAGATCAAGTGTGACTATCACAAGCACTTCAAGACGTTTGATTGAGGACTGTTTGGAAATCGTGCAGAGTCTTGGAGGTACAGGGAAAATCAGCACACGGAATACATTCTATACGTACAACGGAGAGAAGAAGCCAGGGCGTGAATCATACAGGCTTTCGTTGAAACTGTATCAGTTTGAACCGTATTCCAGCGAAAAGCATAAACGGAATGGGAGCATACGAACAAGATACCTTAATGCTTATCGCAGAATCAAGTCCATTGAAGTTTCACCACCAAGGGAAACACGGTGCATTACAGTGGATAGTGTTGATTCGCTCTACCTGACGGATGGGTTTGTAGTTACGCACAATACGCAGATGGGTTTGGCGGTGATACAGAAGCATGGGTACAAGGCCCTGTGGCTGACCCACACCAAAGACCTGTTGAACCAAAGCAAGGAACGCGCTGAACGGTACATGGACAAGTCGTTGATGGGAACCATCACCGAGGGCAAGGTGGACATCGGCAAAGGTATCACATTTGCCACTGTCCAAACAATGGCTAAACAGGACTTGCGGGAATACAGGAACGAGTGGGGCGTAATCGTGGTGGATGAGGTGCATAGGGTTTGCGCTTCGGCTAACGGGATGGCCATGTTCCAAAAGGTGCTGAACAGTTTGGCGGCAGGATTGAAGGTTGGGTTATCCGCAACCGTACACCGCTCTGACGGTTTGATACGCGCCACGTTCGCGCTGATAGGGAGAGTGGTCTATACCGTCCCTGAGGACGCTGTAAAGGCCCTTGTGGAGCCTGTGAGCGTGGAGACGGTGCAGACGGACGCGGTGATGCCGGATGAAGCTGTCAAGGATGATGGGAGCATCATGTGGGCGAAGCTGATAAACGGGCTGTGCGCGGATGACGGACGCTGTGCGTATATCGCGGACAAGATCATTGAGAATCGGGACTATAGCTGCCTGATACTCTCTGACAGACTTTTCCACCTTGAAACCCTGATGGGGATGCTGCCTGATGACATGAGGGCCGATGCCGTGATGATAAGCGGCAAGATGACCAGTAAGAAGGGCAAGGCCGAGCGTGAAGCGGCGATAGAGCAGATGCGGACGGGGGAGAAGAAATACCTGTTTGCGACCTATACGCTGGCAAAGGAAGGACTGGACGTGCCGAGGTTGGAACGCCTGTTCCTGACCACTCCGCAGAAGGATGAAGCGGTCATTATTCAGTCGTTGGGACGGATAGCACGGAAGTTTGAGGGTAAAGCCAAGCCTGTGTGCATCGACTTTGTGGACAGCAACATCGGGATCATGGTCGGCATGTGGAAGAAGCGGATGAGGATATACAGGCAGAAGGGGGTGGAGATGTGAGTGTAACCATTAAGGTTGGAGACACTATTGGTTTCATTCAAAAAGTGCTGTTCAACATGAAGGATAACCGCGAAAACTATTGGAAGCTGACAGAAGGAAAAGTGAAGTCGATCACACTAAACAGCAAAGGACGGCGCATAAAAGCTGACCACTTTTACACGTTGGATGCAGAAGAAATCGAGGACAATACCAGATGGCTGCTTGAAACCCCGACACTGATTCTGGTAACAGAACCGTTCATAATGACCGATAAATTAAGACAGCGCGTAAATAAATGGATAGATGCCGAAAACGGAGTGGGTAACGTATGACCGACATCGAACAGGCCCTTGAATACATCGACTGCTCCACCCTCAACTACACCGAGTGGATTCAGGTCGGCATGGCTATCAAGGAAGCGGGCATGGATGTTAGCGTCTGGGACGCATGGAGCAGCAAGGACGGTAGGCGGTATCATGCCGGGGACTGTGAAAAGAAGTGGGATAGCTTCAACGGTTCCTCACAGCCCATCACGCAAGCGTACATATTCAAGTTGGCGAAAGACGCCGGGTGGAGAACCTACGACGGGAACGACGAGACATTGGAGTGGGACGGGATCATCGAATACGACGGAGACAGGGCAGACAAGCCCAAGGCCGAATGGAACCCCGTTGAGGATTTCAGACGGTATCTGCAAGCCCTGTTCCAGCCCGACGAGTATATCAGTTGGGTGACAGAGGCCAAGCAGGACGATGACGGCAAGTGGAAACCCGCTGGCAAGGGCTGTTACTGGAAAACGTGCGCCGAGGTATTGAAGTCGTTGGAGAAGCACCCTGACGATATAGGGGCGACGATAGGCGACTACAGCACCGAGGCGGGGGCGTGGATCAGGTTCAACCCCGTCAACGGTGAGGGCGTGAATAACTCTAATGTGGTGGCGTACAGGTTCGCCCTGGTGGAATCGGACACAATGGCCCTGGACGCGCAGTACAGGATGTACCGCAAGCTGAACCTTCCGATTGCCACGATGGTCACAAGCGGCGGGAAATCCATACACGCCATTGTCCACATTGACGCTGCCAATGCCGCCGAATACAGGGACAGGGTGGAAATGCTGTACACCATACTTGCCAACAAGGGCATGGTGGTGGACATGCAGAACAAGAACCCATCCCGCCTGTCACGGCTCCCCGGCTGCATACGGGGAACCAACAAGCAGATGTTGGTGGAAACCAACGTGGGTTGCGCGAATTGGGAAGCATGGGTGAAGTACAACGACAGCAACACGGACGATTGGCCGGACATTGTGCCGCTATCCGAGGCGTTGATCGACCCGCCCCCGCTGGCCGACGTGCTGATTGAGGGAATTCTCCGCAAGGGTCACAAGATGCTGATTTCAGGCCCTTCCAAGGCGGGCAAGTCGTTCTTCCTGATGGAACTGGCGGTTGCGCTGGCGAACGGTGAGAAGTGGATTGGGTTCCAATGCAGGAAGTCACGGGTGCTGTACATCAACTTTGAGATTGATTCGGCAAGCTGCATCCACCGCTTCATGGACATACGGGCGGCGCTGATGGAGAATGGCGCGGACTGTTCCCACAGCGACGATTTGATGATTTGGAACCTCCGTGGTCACGCGATGCCGCTGAACGAGATGGTTCCGAAAATCACGGCGAAGTGCAAGGATTTTGCGCTTGATGTGATACTGGTTGACCCCATTTACAAGGTGCTGATGGGCGACGAAAACAACGCTTCGGACATGGGCGCGTTCTGCAACGAGTTCGACAAGATTGCCAATCTGCTGCATTGCAGCGTGATCTACTGCCACCACCATTCCAAGGGGGCACAGGGGTTCAAACGGGCGATGGACAGGGCGTCGGGTTCCGGCGTGTTCGCCCGCGATCCTGACGCGCAGTTGGACATGTTGGAACTGGACACCAGGGACGTGCAAATGGACAGGGAAGCGGGGACGGCCACAGGATGGGTGATTGAGAGCAGCTTGCGGGAGTTCCCGAACATCATACCGAAGCGGATTTGGTTCAACTATCCGCTGCATGAGTTGAGTTGCGGGGAGTTGGACAGGTGCAAGCCCAAAGGCGGCGGGAATGAGAGCGCACAACCAAGCGTCACCGAGGATGACATCGACAGCTACCTTGACGAGTATGCGGTCAAGACGGGTTCCAAGGCCGGGTATGCATCGCTGGCAAACCTGGCGGGGGCGTTGGGGGTATCGCAGAACAAGGTCAAGGAGATTGCCAACCAGTCGGCTAAGTTCGACTATGTGAGTGGGAAGGGGGTGCGGCGGTTGTGACCGACAACGAAAAGGCTGTGATGACGGATTGCTACAAGTTCCTGAACGAGTTCAACCAGCCGCCCCCTGGGGATGCCGCCGAATGGTGGGAACGGGCTGCGGAAGAGTTAAGTGTGTTGGGAGTTAAGCACAGAAACCACCCGCTGGCCCTGACGGTAGGTCCCGCCGTGTATGAGTATTTGGAACAGAAGTGGAAAGCGATAAACAGGAGGTACGGAAGATAATGTTTGCTGAATGGTTTGCCGAGGGCGCGGCGTTCGGGTTCAGGGCGTTCTTCGCCGCGCTGGTGTTCGTGCTGTGCAGCGGGATTGCATTGATGCTGTTCGGGCTGATTGCGAGTTTCTTCGGAGGGCGCAAGAATGATATGGATCGGGATTGACCCTGGACAAAAGGGCGGGTATACGGTGATTGCCAAAACGGAAACCGGGCAAGCGGTATTCGCCTATCCGTGGGATGATTCATTCTTCGCTATGGAAATGGCTTCGCTGATGCAGATGAAAGAGCATGGCATTGTCGCCGCCGTGGAGAAGGTGGGCGCAATGCCGGGTCAGGGAACCGTGAGTATGTTCAACTTCGGAAAGAGTGCCGGGTACATCGAGGGCGTGTTGAGTGCGTTTGGGATTCCCTACCAGCTTGTCCCGCCGAACAAGTGGAAGAAAGAGTTCAGTTTGATCGGGAAGGACAAGCAAGCATCCATCATCACCTGTCGCAAACTGTTCCCTGAGTTGGATTTGAAGCGGACGGAACGGTGCAGAACGGATTCAGACGGCAAGGCAGAGGCGACACTGCTGGCCGAGTATGCGCGACGGCATTTCGGAGAGGGTGGTGCAGGATGACGAAACCGCCCTGCAAGGTTGACGGCGTGAATTGCCCCAAGCGGTATGTTGGCTGTCACGCTGATTGCGAAGCCTACCACAAATGGATGGACGTACACGCGAAAGAGAAACAGGCGCGATACTTGTACTATTCCAAGACGAATGATGCCGATTCGATGGCAAAGGATACCATACATAGGCTTACGAAGCACAACAGAACTATCAAAAGGAAGGTGGGCCAGCGATGATGAAGGAAGCAAAGTTCGGGACGTGGGTGTACCACATCAACGACGAGGGCAAGGCCAGGTGGAAGTGTAACCTGTGCGGGAAGGTCTGCAAACACAACCCGTATTACAAGCAGTATTGCAGCCAGTGCGGCGCAAAAATGAAGATGGAGGCGTGAACAATGACGGACGAACAGCGGCAAATGGTCATGGCAGAGATTGACCGCCAGCACATTGCGCGACTATTGAAGGTTGCCATAGGCAACACCAACACCCCCGACGATTACGCCGCGATGATAACCCGTGAACGGTACAGGATTCAAGCCTATGAGGATGACGGCGGGATGCTGTGCAAGTTGGGCGACATACTGTTGGTAACGTGGGCGTGTGTATGGCTGATCCTGCTGGGATTGGGCGATTACCTGACTAAGGAGGTTTAAAAGATGGTTGAACAGTGCTTTGCATTGAAGCGGAATAATAAGGGCAAGCTGTCCTGTCAGGCAACCACTAACGTCTGCAATGGGTTGGACGTGGATTGCCCGTTCTACAAGACACAGGCCGAGTTGATGATTGACCGGGAAGAAGCCCTGAAGCGGATAGCGACGCTGCCGGAGTGGGAACAGCAGACGATTTCTGAAAAATACTACAAGGGTGAAAAGCCCTGGAGGATGTATGCGGAAGAATACGCCGGAGCAGAACGAGATGAAACGTTTGGAGCGGAACGCGAGAGTGCGGGAATGGAACGCCATGTTGCGTTCGACGCATATCTGCCGCCAATGTAAGCAGACAGACGCTTTTACTTTGGCCGGACATCCGTTATGTGCCGAGTGCCGAGAAAAGGACAGGGAACGGCAGCGGCGGCAACGGGAAAGCGACGGCGGCGAGAAGAACCGTCAACACGCACAGGCAATTCGTGACAAACGGGCGGCGGCGGGACTGTGTACTTACTGCGGCAAGCGCACAGTCCAACCGGGACGAAGCACCTGTATCACCTGTTCGACGAAGCAAAAAGAACGCAATCGTCAGCGGGACATTGCAAACGGTATGAACTGGCCCAGGGGGGCAAATGGTTATTGTTGGCAATGCAACAAGCAACCAGTCAAGGAAGGGTTCAAACTCTGCCCGGATTGCTACGAAAAAAAGGTTGGAATTATAAATGCCAACCGAAGCAACAACAACCAAGTGTGGAGGAAATACAATGATCGAGATAAACAGAAAGGACAGGCAGCGCATTGTCCTGGCGATTGAATATCTGGTCGAACACGGTGACAACAAGACGGTTGACGATATGCTGAAGCAGTACGGTATCACGTTTGAGGAATACCGGGCAATCTGCGACATCGCAATGCCAGCGATCCGGCAACACGCGGATGTGATTATTCACAAGCACCGGGCGGCATTCTACAAGGGGCGGTATCACCGCAAGCTGAAAGCTGCGGAGGAACTTTTGAAGAAGTATCAGGAAGGGGGCACCATTGATGAACGTGACTTGCATCTACTGGCCGCAGGAGAGAGAGAGGACTTTGTTTCTGCAAGCTATCAGGGTGACGATGGGGAAGAAGGACACCCCGAAGAATGGGCCATCTGAAAAGCTGGTGCATGATTGCCTGAATGCGAGGCATTCGCCTATCAGGGTGTTCAACTTTGCGTTTCTGATCGAGGACATCCCAAGCAATACCAGCGTCCATCTGTGCCGTCACGTCTATGCTGTGCCGTTTGTGTCCAGCTTGCGTAACGACAGGCAGGACAGGATGGACGGGGATAAGGCCCCGAGGGACACGCCGGTGGACATGATCTTCTACTGCAACGCCGAGGAATTGATGACCATTGCCAACAAGCGGCTGTGCAACAAGGCTGCGCCGATGACGCGCAAGGTGGTGCAGATGATGTGCCTTGAAGCATTGGACAAGATGCCGGAACTGGCGGGGCTGCTGGTGCCGATGTGCCAGTATCACGGCGGGGTGTGCCATGAGATTGACGGGTGCGGGAAATGCACGAAGGGGTGAGTGTATGGATTTTGGAGATTACCAATATGAAGCGCGACGGACACAGAGGAAAGACCTTCCTCTGTGGGCCTTGCGGGAACACGCATTATACTGTCTCGGTTCAGAAGTCGGGGAAGTGTTGGGATTACATCAGAAGATACATCAAGGACATACTCTTGATGAGTCAGAGTTGAAACTTGAATGTGGTGATGTACTATGGGCTTTAGCCGAACTCTGCGATTGTTACGGGTGGAGCATGGAGGATATTGCGCGGCTAAACATACAGAAGCTACGGAATCGGTATCACGACGAATTTACGGTTGAAGAAAGCGTGAACCGGGAGGAATACAGGGAAAAGAAGAAGGAGCCGGTGAGGACAAAGTATTACGCAGTAGCAAGCGGAGGTAAAGCAAATGAAAATGGTAGACCTTGACCAAACCATTTTCGTCCCGGTGGTGGACGAAACCCACGGCGGCGTGACGGTTGAGATGAAGATGACTGTGGGGGAGTTCTTCGATAAATGCTGCCAGGGGTTTAAGCCGGAGGTGGTGGAGGCGGTGCCGGTAGAATGGCTATGGGCCGCGCAAAATAAAATGCTGAAAAGCCCACGGTATAACTTTGAACAATGCGCCGTTGTAGGCCAATTAATACGGGCATGGCAGCAGGAACAGGAGGCGAGATAGTGGCGATTGATGTAACATGCAAGGTCTAGACTTACGATACACCACAAAAAGCGCCGATTCGCGTACATTCGCATTGGCATGACGGGAATATGGTTGAACTGGAAATCGTTGGTGTTGGTGAACGGTATACGGTGGTCGGAAAAGACCTTATAACGGCTATCGAAAACGCAATGAATACAAACGAACGGGGATAAGGAGGCGCAAGATGGCTGATTTCGTGCAGACGATGAAGAAATGGAAGCGAATGTGTAATGCGATGTGTCAAGATAACGAATACACCGCTTGCGATAAGTGTGACTTGCGGTATTTTGGCTGTCCTGCGATCTACGAAAAAGAATGTGATAACGCAGACTGGGATCGCGTTGAAAAGGTGGTTGTGGCATGGGCCGCAGAACACCCGGAGCCGGTTTATCCTATGTGGTGTGAATGGCTTGCAGACAAAGGCGTAGTAGATGTTGCGCGGATGCCTGTGGACTATTCTGGCGGGATTGTTACAGAGATAAAGCCGAGCGGAAAGATGTATGAGCCCATCCCCGCCGACATCGCGCAGAAGCTGGGGATTGAGCCGAAGGAGGGATAGCATGAACGGATGGATAAGCGTAAAGGACGAATTACCACAGGACAATAGGTTTGTTCTTGTGTGCAACGATGATGGGCGTATGATGATTGCACAGTATGTTGGTGAAAGCATTTGGCAATGGCAGTATAAATATACCAACTATGACGTTGATGTTTGGGACAATGAAGAACAAGGCCCTGTGTGTTGGTGGATGCCGCTGCCGGAACCGCCAAAGGAACAGAAGAAACGCATTAAAGACCATGTATGCAATAACGATTACTGCGAATTGGAGTGAGGGCCATGTGGGTAATCCTGATAATCGCATTTTTCGTGTGGGTATGGATGACGGCATAGGAGGCAGGACAATGGAGCAGAACGTGAAACGGGGGCGGGGACACCCGCCCTGGACTGAGGAACAGAAACAGGCGCGGCGGGAGCAGAACGCGCAGAAACGCGCAGAACGGGCGCAGGAAGAACTTGACGCAGAACAGCGTTATGAACAGGCCAAAGGCCACAAACGCCCTAAAAAGTACAAGAGAAGCGATTCTACAGACCCTTGGACGGCTTCAATGCGCAGGAAAAACAAGGCCACCTGGGACGCGAAACTCGCAGAACGGGACAAGGAATACAAGGCCCTGATTGCGGCGAATCCGCACAAGACCAAGCAAGAGTTGGGTATTCCTGATCATTGGAAACCGAGGGACGGATCGTCTGACGGGTATTATGGGGTATCACTGAGAAATGCCAGGGTGAGCATCAACCTTCCACCCATCAACATCAAGAATCCGCATGAGGTGGAGCATCGGATTGATGAATACTTTGATTTCTGCGAGATCAACAACAAGCCGCCGAACATGGTTGGGTTGGGGAACTGGCTGGGTGTGACCACTGACACAATCGGCAGATGGAAGAACGGCGATTGGAGCGCAGAAAGCGTCGGCGCGATTGTCCAAAGGGCATTGTCCGTCATTGAGGAAAGCCTTGTTACCCAGGTGCAGGACAATCCTAAAGCTATGGTCGGCGGTATGTTCTTGCTCAAATCCATGTTCCACTATAAGGAGCAGCAAGATATTGTCATCACGACAGGAGCGCAGAACGACGCAGAAATGAGTGCTGACGAGATCGCCAAGCGATACCTGGGGGACGGAAAGACGGTGGAAACGACGTTTGTAGAAGGGGAGCAGAACGGCGAATGATGACGTTTGGTATATGCGGCATGATTGGGGAACTGATCGTCAAGCTGATACGTGGAAACATTGATGCGTTCGACTGGATGGTGTTCGCAATCTGGGCCGTTGTAGCGGTCTGTGGAGCGATAAAAGAGGGCAGAAAATGTCAACATCACAATTAGTTATGCTTGGTGTGTTTTTGCTGATATTTGTCATAATGTTGGTAACAGACTAAGGAGGGAAGATAGTGGAACGTGAGAAGTTCATGCAGGAGGCGCGACGGACTGCCCATCAAATCCTTGAGGGCAAGGAGAACGGCATCATGAATCTGGTGCAACAGGCATGGGCCGAGGGAAAGCGCAATGCAGAAGTGGAAACGCTGAAACAGGCTGTGGTTGAAGCGTTCTGCAATGGGAGTGCAACCATTGATGAATCGCATAATGTCGGTTACGTTGAGCCAACATATACTACCTGGGGAGAATATCTTTGCAATATCGGGCTGATCCATGATTGCAAGGATGGCGAACAGGTGGCTGAAAGGTTGTTTAACAACCATATTCCATCAGAAATCGCGCAGAAACTTGAATTGAAGCCTGTGGAGGTTCACAATGAGACTGATTGACGCTAACGAAATAGCCGAAGAACTGTACGGATTGCACCAGGAAACACAATGTACAAACGAACCGTTTCTTGCTGGAAAATCAGATGCTTATTGGGATGCGCATGGAATGGTGATTGAGGCGAGAACCATTGATGCTATCCCGGTTGAGTGGATGAAGAAAATGTTGGAAAAGATGAACCATGCTGCCGAACCACATTTCGCGTTCTTGTATGTCCTGCGTGAATGGGAGAGAACGAAAAGTATTGAACAATTACAAGCCGAATCCGAAATGCGCGATTGGCAGAAAGAACAGGAGGATAAAGCTAATGAGATTAATTGACGCTGATGTTGTTATCAGAATAATGGAAAAAATGAAAGCTGATGCCAGGGTGGAATGTGATAACACAAAGCATATCATATGCCAAATGGTGATCGAGGTTTTGGAAGCACAGCCAACGGTAGAGATAGAATGAGAAGAAGAAACAGGGCAGAACGGGGCGCAGAACGCGCTTGACGGGTGAAGTCGAGTGTGATAGAATGAAAATGTGTCCAACCAAGAACGTGATAGTGTATGCTAAAACGTTCGGCACAATAAGGCCGGGGAACCGGCCTTTTCTTTTTGTGCAGAACGGAAAAATTTTCGCAGAACGCAGAACGGCGCAGAACGGGAGCCGTCAGCTCTGAATCCGAGCAGGAAGGTAGGAATTTAGGCAAACTAATTAGACTGTCTAAGTATTAATACCTGCTAACAGGTAGACAACCCCCGCCCCGCCCCCGTTTTTACCCCCTGATATACCCCTATAACGCTATTATAGCCCCGCAAAGGGGTCAAATACAGCTTTTACCCCTTTACCCTTATACAGTATAGGGTAAAAATAGACGCGCCGTAAAGTGGCTTTACGGGCTTCTGATAGCGTCCTATTGTGCCGGGACATGTTCGGCGGGGTTGTGTCCCGTCCCGGTGTCCACCTGTCGCGCCCTCTGTCGCCCCTGTGACGGGGGCAGCGGTGATGGGCTGACAGAGATACACCCCCGGCAGCGGCGACGGCTGACAGGGGCGTTTCTGGCGGTCTGACGGGGCATGAAAAAAGCCCGTCAAACGGCGGGCTTGAACAGGTGACGACGGGGGCGGGCCTTCTCCCAATACTCGATCACGCGGCGGCGCTCTGCATCTTCGACGCGGGGCAGCTGATACAAGTCTATGTCTGCCCCCCGCCTGTAATAGCCATATGCGCGGCGTTCTATGACAGGATTCGGGAGGGCTTCACAGCCCCGCGCCCCGATGATGTTTCGGCTGTCCTGTGCGGAGGCTGTGCGGAGGGCCAGGCGGCTGTCGAAGTTGCACTTTAGCGGGGTCGGGATGACGGCGGCAACGGGGGACTGTGTGCAGGCTATGACGTGGATGTGCGCGGCGCGGGCCAGGGCCAGGAGATCGAGTAGCGGGGAATAGCACTCCCGTTTGATGTCGGGGCGGGTCATGATGGGCATCAATTCGTCGATGATGACATATACATGTGAACCGTCATATTCACGCAGGCGGCGGCGCTTCATGTCGGCCAGGCGGCAGTTCATGAGGGACACAGCCCCACGCAGAGCGCGGGGGATGTCCTTCGGTGTGTTCGCATAGTCGATCACATGAGGGAGGCCGGCATATTCGGCCAGTTCACAACCCTTCGGGTCAATCAGGATCAGCCCCACGCGGGCGGGGCTGTCCTTCAGGGCGGCGTGGATCATGCCGTTCACAACTGTGCTTTTGCCGCTGCCCGTGCTGCCCGCGATCAAGATGTGAATTTGATTCAGCATATCGGCATACAGCCGGGAGTATGTGACTTCGGGGGTCTGCCAGGTCTGCCACATGGTTACACCTCCAATTATTCTATTTCGCTGAAATATTTGAGTTCGGCGGCGATGCCGTCCGGGTTGTTTGCAAACTTTTTCACCCACGGCCCGAAACAGTTCGCAAGGTAGCTCTCAAAATTATCCAGGCGTCCGGGATGCTCGGCAAACGTCCGAATAGCTTCTACCACGGTTCGGGCCTGTTCGCTGTAGTCGTTCGGTTCAGCAACCTTGCAGGAGATTCCACCGGGGCAAACGAATTCCCGATCTTTTCCGTAGTGCTCGCAGTTCGAGTTGTGGCAGTTCTTGCAATTATCATACTTCAACATGGTATATCCTCCCTTTTCTCTGTGTCCTCTCGCCCTTCTGCGCGGCCTCATGCGCTCTCTGTTCATTCGCTGGAAGGTTAAACGGTTATTACAATCCGTTTGCCGTTTCTGCTTGCCTTAAAATATCCGTATGGCGTGCCGGACGGCGCGTTGCCGTGTAAATGTTTCGCCCACTCATACAGCTTTATTTCATGTTCTTCATATTTGCTATACCATCCATTATAGTAGACACAAAACATCGTCTTACCATTCTCTGACTTACCTTGGATGGTCGCATAGTCTTTGCCATCCCTGGAGTAATATCTTTCATTCATCATTTTAAGCAGCCTCCTTTTCGATCTCGTCCAGCACTTCGGAGATGCCCATGCCCAGCACATAGCAACGAGCAGTCACATCGAAGTATTCCCAGTCAGATTCGAGGAATTTCTTGGCGATGGTGTCAGCTTCTACACAAAACTCTCGAAGCGCTTCCTGTACGGTTTCGATGTCTGCAAGCACAAATTCCTGGGCTTTGCTCCTATCGAAAGTATAGGAGCCAGAGCCATTGCCAGTGACAGCATCATCCGTCCACAGTTCATCGTTGAGCATCTCTTCGAATTCGTCTCGATCTTCCATCTTCTCAATGATTTCGTCCATGCTGTATTCGCTCTTGATGGCTTCCATGATGTCAACTTTGATCTGCTCCAAATACGTCATTTTCTTTTCCTCCTCTGCTTTCTCGATCTTGCAGGAAATACCATTGATGCAAACAAACTCCCGATCTTTTCCGAAGTGTTCACAATTCCTGTTCTGACAGTTCTTGCAATTATCACGCTTCATGGTTTCTTCCTCCCTATGCTTTGATTTGGTTTCCCATGACTCCCCATCTTGGGGAGTTTCGACCAGTAACCAGCTTGGTCATCGTCAGATGGGATTTACTTGATTCCTGCTCTCTGCTTCAACCAGGCTTTAAACTCGCCCATCTCCATGTTGGTCAACAAGTAGCTTTCTTGGGCTTCTTCCCATGTTGCCTGATTCTTTCGGATCAATTCGATCCATGTCTTTGCCATGTTGCTCATGATCTTATTCCTCCTCCGAATTGATAATGTCGTAGATGGTCAAGGGAGAGAATTTCACAACATCGTTATTGTCTCTCGCTGCGCGCCAGGCTGCTTTTGCTTCCTTCAAAGTCGATCCGGCAAACTCTCTGTAAATGGGATTTCCGATCATCTTGAAATTCTCGTCATGATGAAACTGGATGCACTTGATGATGAAACTGGGCTTTTTCATGGTCTGCTCCTCCTCGCTCTCGCTCTCGTTGGTGTTGGTGGCTTCCTGGGCTTCAGAATTTGCAGAAGGAGCAGAAGAAGAATCTTCTTCGGTTTCCTTCTTGGTCTCCTGGTCATCTTCGTTGGTGTCATCCTCCCACCAAACGGGGGTGTATTCGGCTTCGATGTTGTGAACTTCTTCAATACCGTAGTAAACTGCGATCCTGTCGAGTATCTCGGTGTATACCGCGATCATGTTCTGCTTGGTGGCCCTGCTCTGAAACTCGATCTTGATTACCCGGTTGCTGCGGATGTACACGTTCACGCGGTTGGTGCTGATCACGTTCAGGGGGTTGCTGTACCGGATCGCGGTAACTGCGCTGTTCAGCATGTCGGCGGGGATGCTTTCGATCTTTTCAATGATCTGCGCTTTGGTCATTTTCTCGAACTTCATGGTGTCTACTCCTTTCGTGCCCTGTCGGGCGGTCGGTTCGTTTCTCAACTTCTGGGAATAGTATACACCCGTTTCTCGTGAATGTCAACAGGTTTTTCGTGTTTATCAACAGGTTTTTCGTGTACAAATATCAACATGATTTTTGTGCATATTGTACACAGTATTTCTGTTGACTGTACACAGCTTTCCTGTTGAATGTACACTTGCAATCTGTGTCGTTTTGTGCTACAATGACTATGAAAGGAGTGATTCGATGTCCAAATTTGTGATCCGTCCAGGCGTTGACGTTATTGCCATGCTCAAAGATAAGGGTTATTCAACCTATGTAATCCGGCGTGACAAAGTACTGGGCGAGTCAACAGTGCAAAAGTTTAGAGGCGATGACAAGCAGCTTCCATCATGGGCAGAGTTAGCCAAGATAGTTGATCTGCTCCATGTCTCGCCATCTGCCATCATCGCTTTCCAGACTGACAAAGGAGCCATCTTCGATCTGACTGGCAATCGTATAGAGACACCAGCAGCACCAGCAGAGCCATCACCATCACCATCACCAGAGCCAAAGACATACATCCAGCATGGCCATCCAGGCGATGACGGATATGATCCCGATGATCCAGGCGATCAGATGCCATGCGATGATGACTACTGACACCATCAACCACAAGCCCCAGAGAGCCATTTCAAGCGCTTCCTGGGGCTTTCTGCTGCCTTCCTGCATCATTCCATGCCTATTCCCATAGGCTGCGCATGGGGCTCCCTGGGCTTCCTGCGATGTCGTACAATTATAAGTTTTGCTTATAATTCATGCCATTTCTATAAGCTGTTGCAATGAATGTATGGTACTTATAAACGATATTTATAATTCATGGGGCATTTATAAGTAACACTTATAACTAACCCTTCTATCATCACATCCCTGCCAAAAACCCGAACATTCTGCCTGTTTTGCATGGGGAATGTTCGGATATTCCACTGCATACAAGCTGTATACGCCATGTATAAAGGCTGTATAATAGCTGTATATTGACTGTATAATGTGCATGTTTATACGCATATTTCCTATGCATGTACTTATGGTGTAC